CCGGCACAGATGTCTGCACAGGACTTACAATTTTTCCCGACACAGGAACATTTACAGGAACTGTTACCGTTTACGGATACCGTTTGTAATGCGTAAAAGCCTAATTCTATTGGTTATTTGCGCATCGCTTACCGCTTGCGCAGACCGTGAACGGCTTAACTGTGACACAACAAAAGCCACAGGATTCCTAGAAAGCAAATGCCCATGAAACTAGAAAAAAGACTTAGCAACGAAGAAATTAAAGCACGTTTAGTTTTTGTCGTGGCAGTCACTTTGTCGTTTGTTCTTGTCGTATCTGTGCTTGCAATGATCTACGGCGTTCTCTTCGTCGTGCAACCAGTTGAAGCATCAGAACTTGATCAAGAGATGGTGAGCATCTTGACTTATGTACTTTCCACATTGGCTGGTGCGCTTGTGGGTCTCGTCGCGGGTAACGGTCTTAAGAATCCCCCGAAAGAACCTGAAGCATGAGCAAATACACCGGAACATCTGACGGCGTAGCAAAAGCAAAACGCCCAGGCACAGAACGTTTCGTTCTTCTTTGCAATAAAAGATGGGGCTTTAAGAATCTCGGGACTTGGGTGGTTCGTGACATCGTGGGGAAGCCTGGCGTCCCTTCTGTACACGGAACCGCAAGGGCACTTGACACCTCTTTCGGAACAGATAAAGCAGCGGGCAAGCAAGCCATTCTGTGGTTCGTTGAACATGCAGCTGCGCTCGGCTTGGAAGAGGTTCATGACTACTCAGGACTTACCAAAAAAGGCTGTGAGACGTGGGGTCGTGGCTGGCGTATTGGCAGGGGATGGAAAGACTGGTCTGCTCAGGACAACGGTGGTTCGCAAAAAGCCACTTGGATTCATTGCGAACTTGCGCCCAAGTACGCCGACATGACAGGTGACGAATACGAAGCCATTTGGAGAAGCGTTCCGAAACCATAAATCGCCCGAAGAAATCACCCTCTTCAGGCTAGACCTCGGGACTAACTGTGTTTCCCTCATTGGTTCCGAGGTCGAATCCGCCACCTAGACCCGCGTCTGTGTTACAACATTCAGACCAGTCGAGCGAAGGGAAACGCCATGACCGATACACAATTCATTTACAGTTTCATAATGGGATGGGTCAGTTGCTGGCTCTTCCTCAAGATGATGGCAAACAGACCATGATTCCATCGTGGGGCTATATGCCGTTATGGTCTAAGGACAAACTAACCCTCGTCCAAATCTTTACGGATTCGGCAACAGAAGAGATCGTCAAAGTCACAGTCGCCAAAAGAGCGGCTCCCTGGATGACCTTCGCTTCGATTACAGAAGTAGAACAGGTTGATTAAGAGAATCATGGCAATCGCCCTCATCACCGCAACATTCACCGCCTCACCCGCAACCGCAGCTGCACAATCCTGCCCACAATGGGAACCGCTCCTGCGCAAGCACTTCCCCGCAAAAGTCGTGCCGACGCTCTCGAGGATTATGTACCGCGAATCTCGCTGTACCGCTCAAGCCGTGTCGCCAGTCCGCAAAAGCACCGGACGACCCGATGTCGGACTCATGCAGATTCAAGGCTCCTGGGCAACCGTGACACGGGCAGTCTGTAAGAAACAAAACGTCATCCGCGCATTACAAGATCCGTCGTGTAATGTCAGGGTCGCTCGGTACCTTTTCAACAATGGGGGTCTCGGGCATTGGAAAGCGACCTCAGGGTCGTAACGAAAGATGAGGGAAACATCATGGAATTAACAACCGACGAGATTATTGCGCGTCTTATGAATTTGTCAGTCAAACTTGACGGAGAGATGCGCTTCGAGGAGTCATCTGTTATTAGTCAGGCAATTGCTCTGATTATGACAATGCGCAACTCGGCAGAACGCCTACGCCATCCAAGCATGAGCAACAACAACGACGAACTCAAAGCAGTTATCGAGTGGATTGTTGACCAGAAATGAGCATCGAAGATTACGAACCAGTTCAAAGCCGATTCTCACGTTTCATCGAATGGTCAGAAACACGGGAGCAATTCTTCTCTGTAATCTCTGAACTTTTGTCAGCCCCTGGCGACGACATTTGCGTAATGAAAACAACCATCCTGTGCGATGGCGTCGTTGTTGCGACAGGCCATGCCGAAGAAATCAGAAATCAAGGCAATGTCAATAAAACGAGTTCCTTAGAAAACTGCGAGACAAGTTCGCTCGGCAGATGTTTGTCGAATTTTCCCATGCATAACTTTTGCGGGACATCGCTTGACAAGCGCCCCTCGAGGGAGGAAATGCAGAAGGTGGAGCGCATGACGTCACGACCCACAGAAGGCGGAAGCGTCACAGAGCCGTCCAACCTTGCCTCAGACAAACAACTCAACATGATCCGCGCCGTCTGTAAAAACCTCGGACGCACAGTTCCGAGCGGGATACAGGGCTGGACAAAACGCGAAGCAAGCGCATTCATCGACACAATCAAGAACAACCCTCCTGCACCGGAACAAGAACCCGAAGAGGCGTTTTGATGGTTGACTTCCTCATGCTGATCATCATGTGCATCAGTCTGTTCATGTGCGGATTCCTGTTGGGAAAAGAATCCCGATGACCGTCTCGGAAAAAATATTCCAAGACCAAGTCATAAAACTTGCACGAATGCAGCAGTGGCTTGTATTCCATGCCTCGCCCTCATCACCTCGCCCTGGGGTATGGCGGTCAGACGGCAACGGATTCCCCGACCTTGTCCTTGTCTCAACATCTGTGCCATCTCGAGGAGTTATCTTCTGCGAACTTAAAGCAGCTGAAGGCAAACTGAGCGCGGAGCAAGAGAAGTATGCGCGGTGCCTCGTCAACGCAGGAATCGAATACCACCTTTGGCGACCTCGAGACCTTGACGCAATCGCAGCTCGACTTGGCAGGTCAGGACGAATCCAATGAGGAAACAAATCAGAGTCTTCCTTACGAAAGAAGATGTCCGTCTTGCCTGCACCGGAGGCATAGAACACCGCATCGACGCCATGTTCAAACATCAACGCCCAGGAGCATCAGACCGCCCGTACCATCTTCAACATTGGTGGCAGTCCCACATCACCGGATCACTTGGAGAAGTCGCCGTCGCAAAAGTCTTCGGCGTTGACTGGCAATGGCAAGAGAACGAGAACGGCTTTGACGTGCTTGAGTACCAAGTCAGGACAACAGAGAACGCTGACAACACAATTAAAGTCCGCAGGCGCGATAACCCAGACCACAACTTCATTCACTGCAAAATACGAGACAACCGAGTCCTTATTGAGGGCTGGATTACAGGCCGAGAAGTCATCGACAACAACGAAGAGATCTACAAGGATTGCTTTACCATTAAGGACTATCGCCTGTACTCCATGACCGACCTACCAGAGTTCCCTCAAGAGCTGCCAGAAGGCGTTGAGATATTCAAACCAAGCGTCCCACGATTAGGAACAGCCAGATGATTATCGTCGCTTGGTACATCCTTCTGTTAAGTATCGGGATAGCAATCCTCCAGGGGATACGCAAGGACTAACATGCCAACACAATTGAGTCAAGCAAGCCGACATCATCAGTTGCAGATGGTTCGTAGAAAACGTGGGAACACGGGTCGAGCAGTCTGCCCTCGGGCTACTGTGCAGCGTCCAAACGGCATAAATGTGAATGGTGACCGTCCAACGATGTCAAACATCCGGCAACCTCAGAGACATACTGGAATCGCGGGGGGCGAGCATTACACAACACCCGACCACAACGAAAGAGACCAAGACCCCTCGGGGGGTCGCGGTAGCAGGGGGCAACCATGAGCAAGAGAACGTCCAGTCCAGAGTTCAGACGCAGACGAGAAGAGCTGCTTCAAGGCAACCCCCTTTGTCACTGGTGCAAGAAAGCACCCGCCACCGAAGCAGATCACCTCATCGAGTACGACATTGTTGGAGACGACACCGACCTAGTACCCGCCTGCAAATCCTGCAACTCCAGACGCGGAGCCGAGTACATCAACGGCAAAAAAACAGCACAACAACACGCCCGCAACGAATTCCTCGGACTTGACCAACCCAACGGGAAAACCAAAACAAAAATACAAAATCAAGAACTTTTTTTGAAAAAAGAAAAAATAAAGACCCCGTCCCCTTCCTTTCTCTTATCTGAAGGGATTCAAACCGAATCAGTTCGATGTCCTGCATCTTCGGAGTTATTGCTCGGGGTTGGGCAGAGTTCGCC